TACCTGCATCAAGTTCTAGTACGCGACCACTAGTGCGACCAGGAGATAATTTTGCTCCATTAAATTCACGAAGCATAAACTTAAATGATTCTTCTTCGTTAAACATTGCATTAATTGCAGAAAGAATAGCAGGATCATTAGGACCCCAAGCATCAATAATTTCTCCAGGATTATCACCTGCAAGAACATGCATGGCTACAAAACTTTCAGCAGCACCATATTTGTTAATTAATTCATCAGCTAATTCATTATCGTAAAGATACTTACCATCAAATGCAGCCTCACCATTACTGCGACTCCAAAAAGATTCTTTGTTAACAATAGAGTTTTGCAGCATTGCGCCAGGAGTATTGAGGTATTTACCATACTGTGTAGCAGCACCCATTAAAAATTTAAAAGGACTTTTAACAGCATCTAAAAATTCAAAATTATTATCGTCAATACCAAAAGCTTTACGTAATGCATCACTTTTAATTAATGCATCAGCTTCAGTTTTGTTTGAATAATCTATTTTGTAGTATGTTTTTAAAACTTCTTGAAAAGCTGGTTCTAATTTATTGTAAGATTCACTAGCATCCGCATTACTCATTCTCATTAATTGCTTATGAGTATCACGAACTTTAGCCCAGTTTTCAATTAAGTTTTTTTCTTCACGAGTTAACGCAGCTCGTGATCCTGCAGCATAAAGAGCAGGAGAAACACGTGCAACAGTTGCATCAAGTTTACGAACAGCAGCAGTAGAAGGATCACTTTGTGTTTTATCAAAGAGACCTTGCGCTGGTTGCAAAGTATTTGGTTGAGGAGTTAAACCTGAAATTTGTTGAGGTAACCCACCCATTGGTTGGATTGTCACTAAACAACGCCCCTGCTATTTAATTCCTGTAATATTAATTCAATTTCACCAGAAGGATCTGACTCAGCTAAACGTGAAAGAATTTGTGACGCATTAAAAGTACGAGCTGGAAGATTAAGAGCTTCTGGTCCTACGCCTGCTCCCATTGGATTGCCAGCAGTAACTGGTTCATTGGGACGTTGAGTTGGGGCAAAAAGATCAGTAACTGTTGGTTTAGAAACTTGTTGTTGTTTAGCCATAGGAGCACCAGCCATTAACTCTTCAGTAATTTTACGATCTCCATAAACATTAGGATTACTATTAGTCATCATGTCGGTACGCTGTGACAAAGCTCCTGGACCAGATACTGGTTTAGGTTGACTATTGGTACGAACTGGTCGTGGACCGCCCTGCTGTGCCATGTCATTCTCCTCGTCTGATTATCTGGATCTTTCCTCCAGAATTAATATCAAGTTTAATTGCAATTTTCATTGCTTCTTCTATAGTTGCACCAGCATGTAGTGCGCCAAGTGCCCAGTTACCACCAGTACCCATTGCATACATTTTGCTATCGGTACGTAATACTGAATAATCCTCACAGATGTAAAACAATTTATTTTCTAGTCCTACTAAAAAAATTGCTCCCTCATCATCTTTAAGAACATAACCTGTTTCTTCATGTACTTTACGCATTGATGGTATAAATTTTGAAACCATAAACTTGTACAAGTTAGTGCCATCGTAAGTTGGTGGTTCCCAACCATAAGTTACTATGTCGCAATAGCGACTAGTACCAGCACCACATATAACATATTCGCCAATTTCAACTATCTTTGGTATTTCTTTGCTTATGTAAGCACGTTCACCTTCAGTAGTCTGACTATCTGCAGCAAGAATAAAACCTTTTTTAGTTTCTACGCCTACTATTGTTGTCATGCTCCGCCACGCAGACGAGCTAGAATACTAGCAACATCTGGTGGTGGACCTGCTTGTTGTCCTGCTTGTTGTTCTGGTCCAGGTGGCATAGGTGGTTGCATTCCTGGAGGAGTCATAGGTTGTTCTGGTGCTGCACCTTCTTGTGCTGGTTCAGCTTCTTCTGGCTTCTTAAAGATTTGCATGACGGCATCTTCGATAGAAGTGCCCTTCTTTTTCATGTCAATTACTGTAGCAATCTTTTCAATAATTTCTGAAGGATCTGCTCCATTAGAAGCCATCTGTGGAATTGCTTGAGTTAATGCTCCAATAGATCCAGATAGAGCATCTCGCATTCGTTCAATGTCAATGCGATCTTTTTCAAGACCAACATTCATGCTCCAAGGCAACTCACTCATTACAAACTCACGAGATAACAATCCAGCTTGCAAAGCCTGTAGCGAGAAAATAAGCGCACGAGATGGATCAAGTCCAGCCATAACACCGTAGCGAACCTGAATGCTGTAGTCGCTTTTAATATCTTTAGACGGCTTGTAGCTAATTTCGTATGGCGCACCTTGATAAATACCAGCCATAGTTTTATCTTCATCAAACAAAGTCTGATCAACATGGAAACAAAGTTCCATAACTTTCTTAAAGGTTTCAGCAAGGATTTGCTGTCCAGCCTTTATCTGCGAATCAAAGCCGCCAAGAAGTGCTTGAACTCCAGAACCTGTAATAATAGACGCATCAATATTTCCCGATCTTCCTTCTGGGTAACGAGCACCCATACGCATTTCTTGCTCTAGCAACTGTTGTTCAGTAAACGCACCAGTAGGTAGCTCAAGAGCTACACGACGTACACCAGCAGGATTGTTTGTGCGGATAACTGAGTCAGGACCAAAGGCAAATTCAGATACGTCATTAGGTAGAACTAATGGAGCTTGTACAGATTTTTCTGCAGCTTCCATAGCCAGCAAGCTAAAGCGAGCACGAGCAATCTGTGCCCATAGTACGTCATCAAATTGACCACGTGGGTCATCTAGATCAAGTCCAGGACGACGTGCAACTATAACTGAAAGCATTCCAATTGGATTCTTAGCCTTGCGAAGAACCAAGTTGCCACGTTGAGGTAAGAAAAGAACTACCTGATCAGCATCTTCATAACGCATTAGTTCTATTGCATTGTCGTAATCAGTCAAGTCTCGACCAAGATTTCCAACAATTAAGTTTTCATACTCAGGAAAATCAACAATTAATTCACGAATTGTTTTCATGTACTTTTTTGTAAAAGATACACAGCGACCAAAACGATCAAACTCTGGGTAAGAACCCATTGGATTCTCAATGCGGATGTGTGGCATCTTTTCATCAAAGTTAGCATCAACAAAGATTGGAAGAAAACCGTAGGTTAAATACCAATCAGCACCCGTGTACATCTGAGTCTGAAGGCTAGAGAATTCAACGTAGTTGTTGGCAATAATAGTTCGCTTGTCAGAGAACTTCTTTGCTTTATCCGAGTTAATGCTTGGGGTTGAGCAGTTAAAAGAAGGAAGTGGCGCAAGAACTTCAGCAATGTCACGAGCAGCAACGTCAACAAAGTTGGCAATCATTGGCTTAGACATGCCTTCTGGGAACATATCTGGATACACGGATTCCATGTTGCCACGACGTACAGCAGTAATATCTACCATACGTTGATCACGTGCACCATAGCGACGTGTAAGAGCTAATACCTTATGAGTAATCTGCTCGCTTGATAATGCCATTTAATTTCCTAGTATAGAGCTGACAATGATTCCATCGCCATCTCATCAAGGTTAATAACACCCTGCATAGCAACGTTTCTTCTTGTTGCCCACTTATTACTGGCGTGAGCCGTTCTGAAATTACTCTGTTGAATTAGTTCTTTTGCCCTAATCTCACAGAACCACAGTGCCATAACGCAGTCAGTTGGTCCTCTGGTATCAGCCTTCCAGGTAATTAACTGGTTAACCAAAGCCTTAACGTGCTCATTAGAGTTATCAGGAATCTCAATAAGGTTATCCTTATTAAACTTTCCATCTCGCATGCTACCAAACAATGAAGACATTGCAGCTACACCGTAGTTAACATCCCACTTATTCTTGCTGGTAAAGTGTTCGCGCAGCGCAGTACCACGACTTGCAAGCCACATACGCAAGTCAGAGTCAAGAGCAAAAGCTTTTTGATAAGCATTGATCTCAATGCGAAGCTCTTGGGGCTGGTACTCTACTACCCATTCTTTGATTAAACTATCAATTTTTTGTGGCGTGGATTCAACCATGTTGTACACATCAAGCACGTATCGCTTATGCGTCTCTCGGTTAACGGCAAGCACAACCATAGCGGTCTTGCCCGAGATTGCGGGATCAAGCCCCATGATAACAAACCAAGAACCT